CCACCAGATCCACCAAGTCCAAGTGCTTGGGCGGATTTTTCATATGAAATATTTGAAGAAAAATCACCACCTCTTTCAAGAGCACTTTCTTCTGCTGCTGCTTTTGCTTGTCTGGCAATTCTTTCTGAAGTTTGTTCTTGTTGAGTGGCAATTGCCATCTGTTGGCGAGTTTGTTCCTGAGTAGCAGAAACTAAACTCATTGTGACAAACGTTAATCTGTCAATTGCCTGTACTACTTCCTCAGACCCACCTCCACCATCAATAGTATTGAGACCACCATCAATAGTATTGAGACGTTTGGCAAACATATCACTGCCAAAGTCTCTTTCCACCCCAAGAGTAGTAGCACTAATATCAACAATAGCATCACTAGCAAAACTTTCTGGATTTAAACGCCTTCCACCAAACCCCATGTTAGCGAGATCGCTACCCACGACTTCTGGGTTAATTCCAGATCCACCAGAAGTTGCTGCTATTCCAGAACTAGCAAGTGCTGCGAAAGATGATCCTTTCAGGATATGAGGAGTATTTTGTATTACCTCTATTTTTGCTTCATCAATTGGACCGCCATCTGATGGTGGTTTTGGGATGTTTGCGAATGCTCCACCCTTTTCCGAAGTAGCGGGTTTAGTAGGATTCTTCTTCTCTCTTCTATCTAAGTACTCTTTGATCATACGATAGATCATGTTGAGGTAATCTACCTCTCCCCTAGGATCTTGATATGATAGATACCCGTGTGCCATTACTTTTTAGCTGCTTCTCGTGCTTGTTTAAGTTGTTCTAGGTGTTGTAGTAAGAGACTAGTATAAACTTGTCTTTCCCACGGCATCATATTCTCAACTTCACTCAAGCTATATTTATGGTGCTGCATCAAAGCGAAATTAGTCTTATAATACCCCTCCAACGTATTGTGGAAGAGTGCTATCCGAAAAAATTAGATAACCCCGCAATTACAAATTCTGATATTTCCCCAGTATTTGGATTTTTAACAGCAAACCGATGTTCTAGTCTTGGCGAGTTTTCAAAGAATTTTTGGACGTTTTCAAATTGAGAATTTGTCAAACCTTCAACAAATTCAATAAATTCTTTCTTAGATGTTGTAGAACTATCATATACGTCTTCACCATCAAAAATCTGATCTATACAAGAAGCAATAATTTCAACAACGCTGTCTGCTGTTGGAGATGAACCCATAATTGATCCAGTAATGAATTCGGTCCAAGATGGATATTTCATAATAATACCCATTTCATCAGAAAGCATAATTTTGTTACTATGACCTTCTGGTTTAGTTACCTTAACTTCAGACAAATTTAAATTATACTTAACTTTTGTCTTATTGTCATCTTTACAAGTTACGTTCATTTCAACAATTTCGCCAACAGACACAGCACGAATCTGAAGGAAAATATACTCCAAATCAAAGATTGCTAAATCTTCCAGTTTTACGCGACTTTGGATACATCCTTTCAATAAAGTGCGAACAGCATCTTCAATCTGTTTATCGTCATTTGTCTCTAGTGCCAGTAAAAGCAGTTTTTCCTCTTTTACGACAAATGGGCGATATTTGATTTTTTTTCCATTGGACGGAATTTCCAACTCATAGGTTGGAAGGACAACTTGTGGTAATGCCATTATGCGTAGATCAGATCATATGTATATTTAGCGCGACTTTTTTGACGATTTTTTGGCGGAAAAAATTTTCCGACTTTTATGTAACTGAAAAGTCAAATTGGCACACCAGTAGCAGAATCTCTCGGAACAAAATCACTACCAGGACCATAGATATTTCAACTAGCACCAGTGATGTCTCTTTCAATTGTATAGTGTCTTTGATACTTAAATTGTGCTGTTACTTTAGTTACCTGTGACGATCCAAACTGTAGTGGTACAGCATCAATAGCATATGGATATGCTTTTTCCAACACATAGGTAATTGGTCTTCTTTCTGTTGTGGAATTGGGTCCAATCTCTGATTTTGTAATTTTTATGGTACAAGCATAATCATCTCTGTACCTCAATCTAGTGATTCTATTCTCTGGTAGTGGATTTTCATTTGATCTCACATAATCTAAGTCATCACCAGAAAATATGGTGCCATACCATTTATTTAAAAACTTTAAGGCGCTCAGATTAGCATCTAACATAAATTCTAACTGAATTTCTGTGAATACCCTGGTGTGTGGATAATCAATAGATCCAGAACCAAGATACAGTCCATTCTGAGTTCCAGTTGCTGTATTTACATTAGGCAGTTGTGCTTCATCGCAAAAGAATTCTATCATCTGGTCAAAATCGCTATCTTTGTCATTGACACCCAGCATAAGCATCAGGAATGCTGGAAAGTCAGTAAATTGAACTACAAAGTTATTGCTACTTGACATTCCACCATTTTTAGAAATAGTGGATAAAAAGCGATTGATAGACACACTAAATACCTATGTTGGTCCAACTATATTTATGGCATACTCTGGATTGTATAAACCCATCAATCCTGGCAAGTATCGTGGAAACCCAACTCGTGTTATCTATAGATCGCTATGGGAACGAAAGTTCATGGTGTTCTGTGATAACAACCCCTCAATAATAGAGTGGGGGAGCGAAGAGGTAATCATTCCCTATCGTGCTCCCGATGGTAGAGTGAGGCGATACTTTCCAGACTTCTATATCAAAGTTCGTGAAAAGACTGGTGCTATCACCAAATATATTATTGAGATTAAACCCAAGAAACAAACTACACCCCCGAATGACAAAAACAAAAAAACTGCTGCCTATCGTAATGCTGCTCTGACATACGCAAAGAACTACGCAAAGTGGTCCGCTGCGCGTGAGTATTGTGAAGACAGGCAGATGAACTTCTTAATACTCACCGAAGATCACTTAGGAGTATAACAATGGCAACAGGTTTCGGAACAACAACTGTTCGAAGAAGTAGAAATCTTCCGACAGACGATTATCAAACATTATTTGATAAAATAAAAACTAAAAGCGAGGGAGAAAAAAAATCCCTAAAATGGTATAGATCAGCAGTAAAAGAAGAAGCTGGTAACTATAAGAAAAACTTTGAGCACTATGATAAAGATGTAGAGCAAAAAGTCAATTCATTGCGTCGTTTTACTGTAGAAAAACATTTATACATGTTTGAATACAAGGCAAAGATGCGATGGTTGCCTTACTATGACAGATTTCCTCTAGTATATGTTCTAAAGTCAAGTAAGGATGAATTTTGGGGTGTAAACTTGCATTATTTGCAACCCAAAAAAAGAATGATAGCAACCAAAAAATTATTATTGGGACAAATTGATATTCCTAAAGCATGTTTCCATAAATACCTACACGCCCACGTTGAAGATGGAATATATATTGACCTCGCTACAGTAGAATGGGATAGTGCTATTCTACTACCTACTGAGGATTTTGTGAAAAATGTTAATGGTATGTTCTTTCCTATAGACAAAAAAACTGTCTGGGAAGATACTAATGAAACGTTCTACGATAAAATTAGAGGTCAGCAAAAGTAATGGCAGATCCAAAGCCAGTATCGCAACAAGTAAAAGAAGAAACTACAGTTGATGAGAACAAAGTAAGTAGTTCTCAAAGCAATGGGTGGTTTACATCATTGCCTACTCCAATCCAGGGCGTGTTTAGAACCCTGGGACTGGAAAACAATTTCGAAGCTGCTGCCAAGTGGGTGGATGAAAATCAAGATAACCCACTTATAAGTGGAGCACTTGATATTATTTCGGATAACTGGCAAAGGTGGAGAGATGTAAAAGATGATTTATTAGGTCCAGAACAAATATCATTTACAGTTGCTACGAAAGCAAAGCTAGGAGATAATGATAGGAATGATGCACACAAGTCGTCTTTAAGATATCCTAGCGATGCAAAACTTGATGACACAGAATACATGCTGTTTCAGTTTTATCGTTATGAAGCACCTCTAGGTAGGGGTGGATCTGGTTCATTAAATCTTGCTAGATCATTAACTCTGCAAGATAGTGGAGAATTTGAGAGTGTAGAAGAATATAACCTTGCTACTACTAACTTAAGTGTAGACACTCAACTTAATCAAGTCGTTCTTTACATGCCACCAGATATTTCATCGACTTATGGAGCAGAGTGGTCTGACCAATCCTTTAGCAACACCGCTGTTGCTAAGATCAGAGGAGGAATGGCATTAAGAAGAGCAGAAGTTGGCAAAGCTTTAGCAGGTCAATTATCAAACCTAGGCAATGCTATTACAAGAATGCCAGAAATTTCTGGAGCGGATTTTATTAGAGACCAAATTGCATCGGCAACAGGAGAACAACTAAGTAGAAATGATTTGTTTGCTTCTTCAGCTGGTGTTATTTTAAATCCCAACACAGAATTGCTATACAGAAATCCTCACATGAGGACAATCGACTTTACTTTTAAACTTATTCCCAACAATAAAGAAGAAGCAGAGATCATCTATGAAATTGTAAGGACATTTAAACTATGCTTACACCCAACCTTTGGTATTCCTGGTAGACAACAGGGAGGAAAGGCACAAAAAGGTGGCGTGTTAAATGTTTTTGGTGATGCATCAACTAAAGTAGGATTCATCACTGTGCCTAGTGTAGTTAAATTTGCTTTCATGAAGGGAGGTGATCTACATCCATACTTACCACAATATAAAACTTGTGCTTTAACTGGAGTTGACGTTAACTACACAACAGATGGTCAATATGTGGTAACTAGAGATGGTTATCCTGTCGCAACCGAATTGAGATTGTCATTCAAAGAACTCAAACTTGTATACAGAGAAGACATTAGACCAACGACAGCAAGCACAATTAAAATTGGAAAGAATAAGAAGCTTCACGGAGGTCACTGATGTATTTTTCTCTAGTTCCTAATATTCAATACCCAATCAAACCTATTGGATATCCATTCACAGAATCTGATATAACTATTGCAAAGAACTTCTTCAGAAGATATCAGTTAAACAAAAATATATTTGAGAGTGCTGTCTTCTTTAATCTATATTCCATTAAAGATAGAGAGAGACCAGAGCATGTAGCAAAAGAGTTTTATGGAGACTCGATGTATGATTGGGTAGTATTGCTATCAAATAACGTAGTGAATGCACAATTTGATTGGCCACTATCAAACTTTGAACTAACAAAACTCATTGAATCTGAATATGATGATCCTTATGGAACAATACATCACTACGAAACGTATGAGTATGGTCAGTATCCAGAGGGATTACATGTAGATGAAACATTCTACAATGGTCAGCATAAGTTCTTACTTTCTAACGGAGCATATGTAACCAAGAATGGCAATGAAGTTTGCAGACCAGTTACCGTCATGGAACACTTCAGTTCTGAGAATGAAAAGAAAAGAGAAGTTTTTATTCTAAAGTATGAATACTTCCAGCAGTTTGTAGATGACTTTAGAAGAACAAACAAATACAAAAAGAGTAACGATTATGTTTCTTCTAAGTTAAAGAGAGCAAGAATCTAACGCGACTTTTTGACAAAAAAATTGGCGGGAAATTTTTTTCCCCGCCAATGAAATCGTTAATCGAAATTTGAAATGATACGCTCACACTCTTTCAAGTTTTTCTTACAGAAAGCATGAACATAACTGTTCACATCTGTGCTCATAGTATAGTGTGCGTGAGTGTGTGCTAGTTCAATCACCGCTAAGACCCCGACACACAGGGCTACGAAGTGGCATATAGGACTTGTGGCACAGCATGTCAGGTTCTTTTTGATGTTCATCAGAACTTATACTTCGTGCCGATCTCAACTTTCCAATCAGTTTTGTCGGAAAGATTGATGAACTCTGCCTTTGCTTTAGCAGAGAGTTTCTCGGTCAGCTTGAGAGCAGATCCGATCTCAGCAGCAGTGAAACCAGCAGAAGAACCACCATCAGGGGTCTTGGCACCACCGCCAAGTTCAACATAAGGTTTAGCGGAACCAACCTTCCACTCGTAACCGAGACGAGCTTGGTTGACTGCTTCTTTGTAATTATCGTCAGTAAACTTGAATTCAGATTTAGTCATGACGTAGGGACCAGCAA